CGCGGAAGCGGGGGATGTTCTTTGGTACGCTTCGCGATACGCCACAAACGTTCTGGAATGCAGTTTCAGCTCAGTCATCTCTGCGGCAACGTCGCATTGCCAGACAGCATTCCAGATGGGCCCAAGACAGACGCTGAAGTCGATTGCTGCGATCTGTGGTATCGAAAAGAAACGCCTGCGCGATGGCTTCCAATGGGATGCGTCGAAGCGTATGCAAAAGAACGCAGCAGCACATCACGCATTGGTTGAGGTGGTTAGCTGGGCGATGCGTATCACAGCCGGCAGCAACATTCGCATTATTGATGTGCTGATGAAGAATCAGAACAAGCTGTCTGCACGTTTGACGGCCAATACCATTCACGGTGACGGAGATCACAGGTAATGGCTGCCGCGAAGAAAGCAACCAAGAAAGAAGTTGCTATCAAGAAGGTGGGCAAGGAGCTTCCAAAAGTCCGTTCCACCGATTCTGGTTTGGCGATGGTCAGCCGCCTTGCCACTCTTCAGCATCAGTTGTTCTTGAACGTTGCCGAGGCTGAGGATGACCTCGCCAAAGCCAAGGCAGCGTTCAAGAAAGTTGCTGAAGAAGATTTGCCGATGGCAATGGAGGAAGTCGGCATTAAGAAATTTGAGACGGAAGATGGTCTTGTTGTCGAATACAAACCGGAAGTCACCGCAAGCATCTCCGTCGCTAATCGCCCGGCAGCCTACCATTGGCTCATTGCGAACGATTTCGGCGGGCTTCTCAAGATCAACGTTGAAGTTCATTTCGAGCGTGGCGACCGGGAGAAGGCAGACAAGCTGGCTGAGATGATCCGCAAGAAGGGTGTCGAAGTAGATGTTGAGCAGACCATCCACGCGCAAACCCTCAAAGCGTTCGTCAAGGAGCGCATGGCAGATACGGAAAGCGACCTTGAGTTCCCACTCGAACTATTCGGCGCTCACGCTTACAACGTCGCAACCGTCAAGCCCAAGAATAAGCCCAAGAATAAGCCCAAGAAGTAACTTCAATAACCAGCAGGAGAGAAACATGAGTGACCTTTACGAGCGGATCGACGCCTTCAAAGCAAAGGTGGAGAAGGAACTGAAAGATTTGGAATTCCGTCTCAAGCAGATTTTCCATATGGTAGGGCACATCCATATCACCTCGCACATCAATGCTGCCATCGACAACATCCAGCTCGCTGGCGCGGCGGTAACTGCTCCTGTCGATGTGGAACCAGCCAAGATGGATGGAGCTGAGTTTGTTCAGGAAGCCGCGAAGAATGTGGTTGCTGAAAAGGAATCTGCCAACTTTGGAATCAACGTTGAGCAAACCCTTGGATACAAATCGGAAGACTTCAAGGATGATGATCGTTATCTGGAAGTGCCGGCGCGGACAAATGACGAAAAACAAGCTCCACCTGCAGCACCAAAGTCGTAGTAAACTTAGCTCCGTTGTACGTTACCAAACGCAACACATCTATCAGGGAACAACTTAACCATGGCAACAACGACCAAAGGTAAGGCAGTCGCCACCAAGGCGGATGCAAAGGGGAAGGGCAAGGAACTTGCGACCAAGAAGGATCAGCTGCCAGCAGCCGAGCCAGCTTTTGATATGTCGCAGTACGCTGGCGGCGGTATGGAGAATACGGACCGCGACAGCTTCGCAATTCCGTTCCTCGCCATCGCACAGAAGATGTCGCCGCAGGTAGACAAGGATGATGATCGTTATTTGGAAGACTTGGAAGTTGGCGATTTGTTCCTAACCACGTCGCAGGAAATCTTCAAAGATGAAGAAGGCACCGACGTTGTCTTCTGCGGCTTCCGCCGCGTGTTCCTTCGCTGGGCGCCGCGCGATCAAGGCGGCGGCTTCAAGGGTGAGATGCAGGTCGATGACGTCGCTGCCGGCAGGGCTACGGGCGAGTTCAAGGAAGTTGAAGGCAAGCTGTTCGCCAACAATGGCGATCTCGTCCGCGATACCCGCATCCATTACGTCGTCGTCGTCCGCGAAGATGGTACGCACGAAGCAGCCGTCATCAGCATCGCATCGACTCAAATCAAGAAGTCGAAGATGTTGCTCACGCAGCTGAATACGTACAAGGCCAAAGACAGCGCGAACCGATACTACACGCCGCCAACCTTCGCGCATATCTTCCACGCCGAGACCATCGCCGAGCAGAACGATCAGGGCAGCTGGCGCGGTTGGAAGTTCACCCGCAAGGGGAACATCGAAGACCAGGACTTGTTCAACTTCTGCGTTGCGTTCAGTGAATCGGTCCGTAGCAATACGGTTCGCGTCGATCATTCGGCGAATGCCGAGGCAGCTGGCGCTTCGGGTAGTGAGGACAACGGCAAGTCGTTCTGATTGCCTGGTAATGCCCCGCTCTTCTTGATTGAAGAGCGGGTTTCACCATAAAGGATAACTAGCGTGAGCCAACTGGAGAGGGACAATGGGACTTGACGTATCGCACGATGCATTCCACGGCGCATATGGCCGCTTTCGGCGTCTGCGTAGCGCAATCACGGAAGCGATTGGTGGCAGCTATCCGCCTCACTTCCAGTACAATGAAGATGGTAGCGTTGCTGAGCTAAGAGTTGGCACGCCACTATACAAAGCTAGAGCGCTCGACCCGCACAAATTCTATATCGGTGCTGGATACCAAACGCGCGAATGGAGGGGCCTGTTTGCCTTCCTGAGTCATAGCGATTGTGATGGTATCATCTCCCCGACGATGTGCATAAAGGTCGCTGAAAATCTCGAAGCAATCTTGCCTAAGATCGAAGCGCTGAAATGGGATGGTGATGATTACGTTGAACTCACCAAGCAGTTTATCCGTGGCTGCCGCGCGGCAGCGGCGAAGAATGAAAAGCTGAGGTTCTACTGATATGATGAAGCCAAAGCCATATTGGGACTGGGTGATACTCGTTTCTCGTTACGGGGCATTCATGTTCTATGGAACGGAAGCGGACGCGGAAGAGATGCGCCGCCATAAGGCACGTTGGGAAGGTGGCATCAGTATCAAGCGCCGCGCCACGAACCAAGAAATCGCCACAGGGAAATGCTCCAGCTGCTGGAACCATAAAGCCTTCCACAGCAACTTGGGATATCGATGCGGCTGTGGAGAATGCGGTCGATGATCAATCTTAGCAACAAGCAGTTTCTTGATGCGTTGTTCCGGCAGATGCCCAAGGGAGCGCGCGCAACGCTGCATTCGTTTGGCGGCGATCCGTCGAAAGATGGGCGATGGAAAGCGATGCCTTGGGCGCTCGGCAAGCCGCTGCCGACGCTCAACCCCTTCGCCAACAACTATGTTTGCGTCTCCACCTTCAACCCGACCGCAGAGGGAGAATTCTTCCGCCGCAAGGTTCTGTTCGCTGGGCTCCACGCGGTCATGATAGATGATCTCGGCACGAAGTTGCCCATGAGCGATTTGAAGATGGAGCCGTCTGTACTGATTGAGACGTCGCCGGGCAACTTCCAAGCTTGGCTGTTTCTTGAGGCTCCCATCTTCACCATCATCGGCGCGGAGACGCTGGTGAACGAGATGATCGCAGCTGGCATCTCGGCGGAGATGGACCCTGGGATGAAGGGGGTTACCCGCGTCGCCCGGCTTCCGATCAGCTCGAACGGAAAAGCGAAGTACCGGGGGCCTAAGAACGAAGTGTGGCCCCAAGTCACCCATAAAGCCGCGCTGGACGTCCGCTACACGCCGTCCCAGATCGCGGATATCTACGGCCTAGACCTTACGCCGAAACGCGAAGCGCCGCCGCCTGCACAGCCTCGCTCGGGTATCGATCTGGAGCATTCAACCGTCGTAAAGTGGCTAAAGGTTCTGGGGAACTGGAAGGATGAGATGCGCCCCGGCTACCATGAGATCATCTGTCCATGGATGGAAGAACACTCTGACGGCGCGGATACCGGAACCTACTACACCGAGCCGGAAGGCTTGAACAGTTGGAAAGGCGGATTCATGTGTCACCACGGTCACTGCGGCGAGCGTGACATCTCTGACCTGATCGGTTGGCTTCGCGCGATGAAGGATATGTACAAATGAAAACAGAAGTCAAATGGGGAATTTTTGGTTTGCGATCTGTATGCGATGCCGCGCCCTGCGCTTGGGTTGTGGGCACTGAGCCGCATACTTGGACTGATAACATCTGCCCGCGCTGCGGAGAGGAAACCAAGAAACTGGTGGTGCGCCGCAAAATGGTTTATCAAAGCACGTATTTCTACAGAGTCGTGGAATGCGTAGGATACGAAACCAAGGATGGTAAATATGTTGATGTTCCTTTGCTGGAAGGGAGAAAGAAATAATGCAAAACCATCTCATCAAAGCAACTGGCGACTACAGCCATCAAACATGGTTTCAAACCGAGTGTAGTGATGCGACCGCCGCGCAACTAAACGATCTTGGTTGGAACATCCCCAAGACTCAAGAGGAACGTAAAACATTTTACAGTTCCCAATTCATCGGGTCCATCAC